TTGTTCCTGCACCTGTAGCTGCAACTAAGGTCTTTGGAGTAGTAAACAATGCAAGAATTTCAGCAGAACTCAAACTAACTTCAGCATATAATGTAGGAGTATTTGTTGAGCTATTTGAATAACAAACCTTCCAACTTGTTCCAACACTCGCCTCTGTTCCACCTGCGTTAGCTGCTACACAATAAACCAAGTCGCCAACATACACTGATTTACCTGCTCCACCACCAATGAATCCTGCAACAGAAACTATATACTGATCACCAACCAATCCTTCTGGATAGTTAGGATTACCAGAACAATCAACAGCAACTGTTTCTTTCTGTGAACATGGCAACCACATTGATGCAGAATAATACTCCAACCTGTTTGATGTAGTATTATAAATCTTCTGACCTTCAAATGGAGTTAATGCATTTCTCTGAACTGTTGTATACTCTTGTATTATGTCCTCATAAGATGCTACCATATTATCAAGATGTGCCAATAAAGTAGTTCTTGTTATTGGATTAGGCAATCCTGCCGAATCAGAATACAGTTGCGCTTTGCTTTTAATTGTTGCCATAAATTTTTTTACCCTGTTTTAAAATCGTTTGTATTAAAATCTGTTGGATCAAATATTGGTGGATCAACTTGATTAATTCCATCAATATAGTTAGAACTCAATATCACATAACCATTATTAATCATCATCTGCCCAGATAATCCACATGACAAATAATGATTGCCTAAATTACCACCATTCAATTCTCTGCCGGTATCAACATAATCTCTATTTAATTCAAGAGATGTAATGGCCGAATTCAGCACCATGTGCTCAGATATGAATACATCATCAATAAATATTTTAACTTTATTGAATACATTATAGAATACATTATTTGCACCAATTGTTGTTGACATGGTGGAATTGATAACATCAAATATCTTGTTGATATATCCAGAGATGTTAACCACTAACTTTCCATCAATATTTGGTTCTGGTTTGAATGTAGCAATCAATGTATATGGAAGCAATGTTGATAGTGCACCTGTATCATATCCAGAATAAATGGTGAATACGTTATCTTGAATGAATGTAAGATTACCGCCATACTGAGTATCTGTCCATATAGTTTCTGTCTTATACCAATTGCTAAAAAGTATTTCAGATACCTTGTGATATCCCTTATAAATTCCAGAATCACAATAAAGATATTGCCCAACAGTAAGTGAGTTAATACCATCACCGGTAAATATGAAAACAGCAAATCCATTATTACCTACAACATAATCAATAGGGAATACCAATTCATAATCCAATGTGAACTCCACTGGCCGATGAGCACTTACCCAATAAAAAGGTTTTTTATCTATTATCATGCTACTTTCTTTAATGTTTGGAATGCACTTACTGCTTCATCTACTACTTGAGTAAAGATATCACTCTTCAAATCATTGATCATCTTCTCATTCACAATATCGGAAATCAAAGTTGATCCCTGTGGATATAGCAATGTCCCATTCTTATGAATGCTCCTGGTGATAAGGAATGCCAAAGAATCTTTGCTGATGCCATCATTAGGAGTTATCCCTTTGACATCTATCCACTTCCTAATTATCGGAAGTAACTCTCCATTTCCATCTGCTTTTGTTGGTCCCCTTCCATACACAAGGTAATAGATGTAACTATCTGCGTATACCTTCAGTGTATTATCTTCAACAACATAACGGATTGATTTGGCTAATCTTCCGGATGCATTCAAAGGAGAGTTATATGTCTTTCCTGTTTTTTTATTTGTTCTGGTGAATGGTTTATTCTTGATGTCATCCTGCAACTTCTTCACTATCATCTGCCCATAAGTATTTAGAACTTCTTTTACCATTTGGACATTGGACAGGTTGAACCTTCTGCCCTAAGTTTAGTTGATAATGGACAATCACATTGCTCACATTTCAATCCTTTTATTTCCTTCACTTCATCATCCAAGAATTGTGGAATTATTCCAAATACAGCACTATCACAATCAGCACAAACAATTGCTCTGCTCCTGGCCATACTTCTAATGGCATTAGTTTCAAATCCATAGTTCTTCCATCCACTAACTATCAATTGTAATTTCTTAGCTATCCCTAACATGATGTTGTTTTTGAGATCAATTGGAATACTAATGAATACCCGGTAAGAACAGCAGGAAATATATTGTATGCAGGTTCCATCTGGATTGATTCAATGCTCACTGATGATTCATGCAACCTGTCAATAAATGTCCTTACCAAAGTATCTGCTTGACCAATCAATGTCTTTGCTTCATCTGGAGATGATTCAGCAGTGCCCTGCATCCAGAATCCCATTACCATACTTGATTTATCAAATCCGTTTATTGCATCTGGAACAGTTATGAATGGATACAAATGTATCTGTGGCATTGGATCTGGATATGACAATGATCCATCCATTCTCCTTCCATGAATGAATGATCCATTAGGATTTATATCAACACAGATTGCTTCAATAAAATCTATGGTTTCTTCATATGTCATGCATACAAAAATAACTCATCCACCATCATTTGTGATTTAGTGTGATAAATTATTTCTTGTTCATCATTGCATAGTTATCTTCCTTGATTTTCCTTAACCTTTTTTCAAACTCACCCTGTTCAAAATCATAAAGAAGGATCATGTATACTTCTTCTGCCGGGCGCATGAGAATTTGTTCTGGAGTCATGTTGGTCCTTCTTGCCAATGTCAAAGGAGTCCCAAAGGAAGAAAGGTTATTCAACCTGGATACTCCTGCTTCCACTTCATCTTCATCTGCTTTATATTCATTCAATCTTTTGAACCGATCAAAGAACTTTGATAATTGTGCAAAAAAAAAGCTACAATTCCAATGGCCTGTGTTACCGGCATGTCATTGATGTTGGTTCCACCATTACCATCTTTATCTGATGTGTATAGATCAACTATCTCAGCACCTACAATATATCCATTAGATTCCTTCAGCAACTGTTTTGCTTTCTCCAATTTCCAATACTCCATCTCAGATATCTGAATGTCAGATTCATATCCAATTGTGAATGCATCCACTGTCTCCAATGATTCCATGAATCCAACAGTTTCCAAGAATATGGATATCTGGTTAATGGTCATCTTGTTCAATACATCTTCAGCAATGCCGGTATAAATAGATAATCTTTTCATCCAAGATTTATCCAGGTTCTTCAGCATCTCAACATATCCAGAATACGTTACATCATTCCAAGATGTTCTTATCTGCTTTACCTTATCTTCAAGAATTATTTCTATCATAGTTCAAATATAATATTACCAATCAATTCTTCTTCCCATTGATCTTACCGGTGATCTTGGAGCATTGTTTGCCAGGTGATCAAGAGAATATCTTGTAGCATCCATGCAATTATGAACAAGTATCCCATTGGCAAAATACTCATGCATATCTTCTACTTCAATATCATAAACTTCTTGCAATCTTTCTTCTGCTCCTAAGATTTCTTGCCTTACAATTTGGATGGCAGAACTTTGAATGTTTTGTTTTTGGCTTGTATCTTTTACTGCATTGATTGCATTCTCTTTCTGGAAGATCAACAATCCCAAATTTGAAATTCTTTGCATGTGATATATGCCATTCGACTCCTTCTTTAGAACTATGCCATGCAGATGCTGATTGACGAATCCTGTCAAGATTCTTATTAGATTTCTCTTTGTTGTCTTTATGCCATTGTTTACTATGCTCAGATAGGTGGATACTTCTTTGAAGTAATTCAAGATTTGATATGCAGTTATTCCATGAATTTCCATCCTTATGGTGGACATGGAAACCATGTTCAATTTCTCCGTTGTAGAATATCCATACATCTCTGTGCATCTTTCTTGTATGCTTGGTGAAGTATCTTTCTTTTGGGTATAGATAGTATTGTTTACCATTGAAGGTTTGTGAAGGTAAACCATTTGATGCAATTGTAATTTTGATATTGGAGTCCATGAGTTACCGGTTTTAATTAGATGATTATTTGTTGCTGTCAAATATACATCTCCAATATCTGAATGAATCAAATACTTATCCACTTGTTTCAATCCGTTATTAAACTTTCTAATTACTCTTCTGAATCCATCTGATGTTAGAACCATATCACCAACAGCTATTTGATCTATTCTCTTCAATCCAGATTCTGTTGTTATCAGTGTTTCTCCTATAAAGCAGTGATTATGAATATCCTTTGGATCATTTGTTGGTTTGCCATCCTTACCAATTGACCATTGATACCATTGAGATTCCTTCCAAATGTTTGTTGACCTGTCAGTAACAAAGACATCCATACTCTTTATCCTGTCTATTCCACCACTAACAGAACCTGGTCCCTTCTTAGCACCAACAACATTGAATCCCTGTGCAACTAATTCTCTTATCATTAATGGTTCTGATGAATCTGCATACACCACATCCTGTCCAATTCCGTTCTGCTTCATTAGATGGCCTATTTCAGAAGCAGTGAGATTGGTTTGATAGATTATCTCATCCAGATAAAGTTTGCCGTTGTAATGGCATTTAACTAATGCTGTTGGATCGTTACTCTTTCCAAAATCTAATCCATAAAAGTATCTTCCTACCGGCATCTCTGCTTTCTGGAAGTGAGTAAAGATTTGTCCCTTTCTTGATGCACCACGTTCCCCTTCTCCAAAGACCTTCCAATAATCTGGATCTTTTGTTTTGTATCTTTCGATCTCTTCAATCAAACTCTGTGGTAAATGTGGATTATCTTTATACGTTGTTATTATCAACGCACAATCATCTCTGGTGAGCACTTCATCATAGAACCAATGTTCTGGATCAGAAGGATTATAATCTGCAATAACTTTACCGGAAGTTCTAAAGAGTAACTGCTTCCATGATTCATAGTCCAATTCATTTACTTCATTGGCAAAAAGGATATGTCTCTTTCTTCCACGAACTTTTTGTGGTTGATCCAGAGAAACGAATTCCACCAGGTTCCCATTCAAGGTATAAGTTGAATCAGTTTTGTTGTGATACTTCTCATCATAGTATCCTTCTTCCTGGATGATCTCAAAGAAATCTCGCATTGCTGTGGCTTTCAATGCCGGCAATGTTGCCCGAACAATTGAAATTGTCAATCCTTTATACTCAATACATATCTCTATCAAGAACTGTAAAGCAGAAAAAGTTTTACCACTTCTGGTTCCACCTTGAAGTGCTATGATCTTTTTCTCATGGACCTGCTCACGAAGGAATTTAAGGTTTGGATTTATCATCTTGAATCCAAGAAGGAAGATGAAGGATGGTTACATCTACTTCACCTTTGATCTCTGTTGGGATTAGTTTTGAAGCTATTTGATAGAATGCTGTTGGATTCTCATTGGCCCATGTTCGCATATTTGATCTTGGCTGTGTTTGCAACCATTCTAAAGTTGATTGAACGCATTCCTTCATTGACCTGGTGAGAAGGTTTGGCGTTCCCTTTACTCTTCCACCTACTTTTAATCCTTTTGGCATTACTACAGTAGTTATTAATTGTCTGATGCACAAATATATGCAAAAGGAATTAAACTGCCTAAAATAGCCATTAGAATGCAAAATCAGAACTCTCTTTGCTGTTCAAGAATAGATGAGCACATCTTCTTGGACCTTTCCAATCCACCATTTGCTGAGATAATGGATTGTTTGATCCAGATTGTTAACCTTACCTTCTTATCTTCTACCGGTTTCCTTCCAGAGTTTGACCTGGAACCACCATGTTTTTGTTTATTGCTCATGCTGTTTAATCTTCTTTTGTGGCTATGCACATTTTAATATACTCTTCATGTTTTTCTTTAGTATCAAGTAATTCATTATTATCAGTTCTTCGATACATCATGCGCTCTTGGTCGTAAACTAAGAATCTATGGGCTTTACCATGTTGCCTAACAGATAACTCAATAACATCTTTCCAATGAACTTTATTATAACTCCAATGATGAAGATGATTCTCTTTTTTTAGTTTATTCATTCGTTGTGTGGCTATTGTTGCGCTATTTTTTTCTGGATATTTAATTCTATGTAATTTTGTATATTCATATTTGTTATATTTTGTTGTTTTACTAATTTCCTTATACCCTAATCTCCTATACTTTTCTCTTCCTCTTGTTTTTTCAGATTCAACCCAATCTTGATTTTTTCTTAATTCCTTTTCTCTTTTATGTGAATCTTTTTTAGTGCAATCCTTACACTTATTCAAATGCCCATCACTCATTTGTTTATGAGCATAATATTCACATATCTCTTTTTCTTCTCCGCATTTAAAACATTTTTTCATTTGCTATATTTTCAGCAAATATAATAATTAGAATGGTAACTAAAAAGATTAGAATGGTAATTTATTATAATCATCATCTCCTTGATCCTTTTTACTGCTCTGGATGTAGGTATCTTCTGGAGCAATTGCCGGTGAAGTTTTAAATACTGTCCTCCCCCTTCCTAAGTATACTCTCTTTTGTTTGGATGTTCTTTCTTCTTTGCTTTGCTCAATACAGATAGAAGTATCATTTCCATATTCATTTGGGCCATCATTGATGATGATGTCAAAGTTATAATAGGTTCCTTTCTTTCCTTTGATCAACTTTGTTTTGTCAATCAATTCCACGTTAATGGTTGCTGATATTATTTGCATAGTGCTTTGTATTTAATGATTATTTCAATGGCTTTAATTTGTTTTTCTAATATTGTTTCTTTTCTCTTCCTGGTTATTTTGTCCATAACTGATAACTCATCCAGAATTAGTAATGCTTCTTTGCCTATCTTCTTTTCCAGGTTGATCCTGTAGCTGTTTAGATTCCCATGAAGAAAATGGTTACAGCGTATGCATTGTCCATGAACATTAGCTTCATTCCATCTCAATGTTTTGAAATGTCCTTCAGAATAGAAATGACCTGCATTAGCAGGTGATCCTGTCCCACAAGATATGCATGGTAATTCCTTATCCCTTTGTCGAATCCATGTATTGAATATCTTCTGTGCTCTGTTGTTTAACTCAGCAACAGAATACTTCTGATACTTCTGGATTGTTTTGCTTTCTAAAATGGGCATTCTATTTCTTTTAGTTGAAATGGTTTACAATGTTTCATTATTTCTGTCATCTGCTTTCTGCTTATTCGTTTACTCGTTTTAGGTATCCTGTAACTGATTTGCCCTGCATGGTATTCGCGTTTGAACTGCCGGTAACTTCCACCATCCAAATAACAGAATCCTTTTTCAGTATCGTAAACAATATCTTTATTGTCGTTTGTAAAAGTAACCATTATTAGTCAATTTATTAGTTTACAAAAACATTCATAAATACAGTAGTTATGTGCCATTATGCGACCCACTCCTTTTTGACATTATCGTAAATTTCAGCAGTTATGCTTGTTAAAAGAATTTGATATTTCCACCCCGTTCTAACTTTTTTCATTTCAGCTTTATTTGTGCCACTCCATAATATTTTGCTATTCAAATCCTTTCTTTCGTATAAGGAATAACGGCACATAACACGGGTTTGGCAAAATGGCTGTTCAGTTATTCTATCAATCATTCGTTTTTAATTTTAAAGTTTTGTAATTCTATTCAACATTCGGTTCATCCACTTCGCCAAGCCCGATAACGTTACCTGCAAGCACTACTTTATTGCTTCGTATTATCATTTCGGTTCAAAAAATTAAAATTTAAGCCAACCCTTCAAAAAAGAAATAGGAAGTTCAGAGTAATTCACAATCCCATTATCATAACCTTCTTCAACTTTTTTACCTTTGTTTCCTTCCTTGCTCTCATCAAGCCAATTTCTCATTGATTGAACTACTTCTTCTTTGGTATTAGTAGTTTCAAATTTTCCTATGCAGCAATCTGAAACATCACAATCAAACCAAAAGAACATATACCTTCCTTTACCATCTTCTTCATTCGTTTCTATTTCAGCAAGCAAAGCAATATCATCACCAAAACAATTCATATCAGTATGATACATTTCTTTTTCACCATTCGTAATTGCTTTGATTAATTCCTTCTTTGTTCCTTCCCATTTATGCCATTTACCAAATTCACCTTTATTGCATACCGTAAAATTTCTATCACCAACATTTTCATCATCTGAAGTATATCTATCCAATACAAAGCAATTAATAGGTTTCACGTAGTTTATTATTCCATTCAAAAATGTTGATGAAATATAACACCAAACAGTTCCATATGGGATTGTGTTATGTGCTACTTCATTTGGATAATCAATATTATCATCAAAATAATCCCAGATTGTTTTCTTTTTTGTCATCGCTTTTAAATTTTAATTTTTTTTTTCGTTCTCCGTATAGCGTCATCCGTTATACGCTATTTTAAGGAAGCCCATACTTCATCAGGTGGTTTAATATCATAATTTATAATTTAAGTTCTTCAATACTTAAATAATAATTCTTGATACTCATTAACCTGGCCATCTGTTTTACTTCGGCCATATCTTCTTTGGTCATCTTATCTTCTTCAATTCTTTTTATTTGATCAGAAAGTTGAAATAAATGCAATTTTGATTTAGGATTCAATCTGGCTATCTTTTTAGATTGGATGATAGATTCTATAGCTTTACTCCTTATCTCAAATTTTTGGGCATTTGAAATGTAAATTAGACCTATTTGCTCAAGATGTTTGAATAGATGATTAGGAAACTCACAAACTAAATGGCCTGTCTTTTTAAATTCTTTAAACTGTCTGGTAATTGCTTCTTTCCATGCATACTCTGCTTCAGATATGGTCATTACCGGTGGATACTCTTTGTCCTTGAGCAGTTCTTTTTTAGCATTCATCCTTTTTTCATCCTTCATCCATCCCTTGATCCATTGATTGAATGTTACCAGGTTGATTCCGAAGTATTCTCCATATTCTTTCCTAACTCCAGAAGCAAATGCCATTCTTAATTCTCCAGATTTTAAATAAGGAAAATATGTTTTGATCTCATCATAGGTGGTAATTATCAAAGTTCTTTCATCCTGCTTAAACATGGTTCCTGTATCATGGAATGCTTTAACAATTAGGGAATGGATCATATCAAGTGCATCTTCCCTTTTCATGTCAAGTATTCTTTCTGATGTAACTGCCACCAGGTAAGGATTATTTGTTGTTGGTGCTAATTTATTCTCCATAAGTTTCTTTTATCCATCTCTTTGTTTCCATTGCCTGTTGCATTAGAACTTCCGTTTGGTTCAATTTAGTATCGTTTTTTAAAGGATATACATCTTGCCATCCATTCAAGATACTTTGCTCAAGATGTTTGATTTGAACTTCTTCCGGCCCAAATCTTTTTAGTTTTTCTCTCACCAATTGGATTGCCTTACCTGTTGCCGGTTTCCTTATCTTCTTTCTCATCTCCAGGTATTCAGAGAATGTTCTTTCAAATTCAGATTCAATTATTTTTTCTTTAACAACAAGCACTTGTGCTGTATTTGTATTAATAACATTATCATTTACATTAACTATAACATTATCATTTACTATTACTGCTTCGTTTGATTCATCTTGCTTCGTTTGCTTAACATTTGAATCAATTGCTTCGTTTGCTTCAGTTTGTTTCCTTCTGGTTTCTCCACTTTTCAATCCACCAATCTTACCTGCTTCACTTCTCTTTGATACAACATTCTGCCAATGCTTCAAATCCCTTTTCAGCTGCTGTTTAATAGGTTCAAAACATAGATCAATAATCATATCTTCAGTTACCGGATCATGATCATTAACATATCTTAGAATGTGCTTGAATAGATCACCTGCTTTTTCAGATGATAGTTTTTCAACTGTATGGATGAGATCAGCATAAATGACAAATCCCTTTTTATTTTCTGCCATAAAAAAGATTTGCTCCAAAAGGAATCCGAATCAAGTGCGATAGGATAACGGAGATCCTTCTTGACCGAACTCCAAATGGAGCAATGTTTTTTTCAGTTATACAAACCATATCCGTTAATTTTCGCATTGCAAATATATAAATTTTAATCAAATCCAAATTCTAAAAACAATTTCCCAAAAAAGAATCTCGCTGAGTTTCTTCACTGAAGTAGTAAGAAGCAGTTATCCTTTCTCCTTTGAACTTCCTTCCTGCTGAGTTAATTACTCTCATGATGGAGCAATATGATAAACCTGTTTTCTTTTTGATCTTATTCCATGTATCACCGGAATCATACAGATCAATTATTTCTTTTCGCTGTTGATCATTCAGTGCTCTTGCCATCTGGATAAATTTTGGTGAATCTTCTGAATGTTCCAATAGTTTCCACTCCATCCCATTTCATTGGAATAGGTTCAATTGGCTTTGGGAATATGATAACCATATGAACTTCTTTGTTATCTGTGATCCTTTGATGTCTCAAGGAATTGGTTTCAATGTTTGGCTGTTTGAATATCATGTTAACTCTTTAGCTTTTTCTTGTGCTGTCATGTCTTTTGTTTTATGTTCCAATTCATTCCCCTTTTATCCATCTCTTCTTCTGCTTTAGCTTTTAACTCTTCAGCTACCGGTAAGAAT